AATCATTGTTGGCATTAATCATTATAAAAGCTGTCCTTTGGGGTGTGTAAGGGGTATATTACCTTTGCCGTAAATAAATACTAACCACAAATCTCTAACAACTAAAGAAATGATCCTATCAATAGAAAAAGAATACCTATTCTCCATCATTCCTGCGCTTGTAAAGGGTTTTAAGGACAATACTTTTGCGGCTTCTGAGAAGCTGGAGGAGGATTATGAGGCTAAGCTGGAGGTACAGGCGCGTAGTGGGAGTGCCAGCGGGCGGGATACTTTCCCCGTGGTAGTGGATATATACGGGGCAATCGTCAAGCATACGTCCTATGACTATATAGGTACTCAGAGCTATGGGCGCTACCTTCGGCAGTTGGACGCACACCCAAGTGTATCGGCTATCATATTAGACATAAACAGCGGCGGGGGTATGGTCTCAGGCACGGCAGAGCTTGCCCACATCATCAGGGGGATAGAAAAGCCCATCGTAGCCTATACCAATGGGTATATGTGTAGTGCGGCTTATTGGATTGCAGCAGCCTGCGATAAGGTAGTGAGCAGCCCCTTTGCCGATGCCATAGGGAGCATTGGCACCATGCTACATACGCAAGACTACTCGCAGATGTTCGAGAAGTGGGGTGCCAAGATCTATGAAGTGTATGCCCCTGAGAGCAGCGAGAAGAACAAGCTATGGCGGGACTTGGTGGCAGGAGATGACACCTTGGCCAAGGAGCGCCTCAGCGAGCTGGCTAAGGGCTTTATTAGCTCCGTGCAGGGGTACCGAGCAGACATCAAGGACGACGGGCGCGTGTTCAAGGGGGCTGTATATACCCCTAAGGGCGCACTGGAGGTCGGCCTTGTAGATGAAATAATGAGTTTGGAAACTTTAATAAACGAGATATGAAATACGTATTGTTATCGGCGCTCTTGGGGAGTGCCTTAGAGGAAAAAAAGCCGCTCTTTGGGGGTGAGGCCTATGTAAGCCTTACCGCTTCGCAGCTGGCCAAGGTGGAGGCAGCCCTTGCAGAGAAGAAAGAAGCTGCGACTGCGGAGCAAGTGGTCGCCCTTGAGCAAGAGATTGCCACGCTGAAAGCTGAAAAAGAAAAAGTCGCCACAGAAGGCAAGGCGCTGAGTGAAGCCCTTGGCGAGGCGATGGCGCTGAATGACCTTAAGAGTAACGGGGACGCAATCGCTGACATTGCTGCCCTTGGGAAGACTTGCAAGGAGTACGGGGAGAAACGCCCAGTACATACCCAGCCAAGTAATGACGGGCGCGAACAGCAGAGCGGGGACGAAGTAGTGCATATGGAAGATTTGCACAATCAGTTGTAAGAATTTAGAATAATAATTTAAAAGTAAGAATATGCCAGATTTTATAGACATAGACCAAATCAAAAATGAGTTGGTTCGTTATGGAAGGAAGAACCCTTTTGAGATACAAGCGGCGATTCTCTCAAAAGATATCCTGCTGAACCGATATGCTAAGACCTTATCAAAGGTCAAAGGAGAGTATAATATTCCTTATGTGCTAATGGATAATGTAGTGCAAGCCTTTTCGGATACTTGGACTCCATATGGTAAGGTTTCTTTTGGGAAGAAACTACTTAAAAACTTCCAACAAAAGATGAACTTCCCAATCAATCCTTACAAGGTATATAATAGCTGGGTAGAGGAGCTGTACGAAGAGGAGAAGAAACCCAATGAGATGCCTATCAGCAAGTACATTATGGGTTTGGTACAAGAAAAGATCATCTCAGACTTGAATGTGGTTTCGGTTATAGGGAAGTATGATCCTGCACAGGTGGGGAACACTACTCCAGACTACACCAAGACCATGGACGGGCTCAATGAGGTAGTCACCAGAGCGGTGGCGGACACAGAAAATCCCGTTTTCTTGATCCCCGTGGATTCCTCCGCTACTATAGTGGATAGGGTAACGAAGTTTGAAAAAGGGTTGCCTGACCAAGGGAAAGTAAGCACTATCTTCCTCTCCTTGGAAGAGTTCAACGACTATGTAGAGGCACGTGAGACCCCAGCCAACCAGTACATAGACTTCAAGGATCCACAGCGCGGGAAGACGAAGTTTGGCCGTACCATAGTGGGCGTGCCAGGACTGAAGAAAGGGCGAATCATAGCGTGGTACGATGGGAACTTCTTCCGCTTGTACGATCGCAAAGACAATCCAGCGCGCTTGGACGATGTGCAAGTGCAGGACTATGTAGTGAAGCTCTTCTCTCAGTGGCACTTGGGCTACGATTTTGCGGTGAATCAGTACCTATTCGTAGAGACTGCCGATGCCAGCAAGCACAGAGGATTGAACAATGATTCGCAGAACAAGCTGTTCTATCCAAACCTATTTTTATAATTAAATAGATAATATATGGCAAAAGATAATGATAACAGAGAACTGACCCTTGAGGAGCGCGAGGCGCTCCTTGAGGATCGCTCCTCGGAGCTGAGTGCTCGTGAAGCGGCCGCAGATAGCAAGGAATCGGATCTGAACGACCTTGCCGTGGAGCTTGACCAAAGGGAAAAAGCCCTTAACCAAAGAGAGCAAGCCCTTGACGAAAGGGAAAAAGCGCTTACAAAGTTAGAAGCTACTTTGGAGGCTGCGGGAGGCAAAAGGGTATTGCAGGTAGAGGAAAAGAGAGCGGGACATGCCTTTTCTTTTCGTGGAAAGCAGTACCAGTTTGCGGACGATGCGCCCTTGCAGATCTTATTCGGTGGGGAGCGCTACACTCAGGAAGAGTTGGCCGCAGATGAGGAAGCACTCGTGCAGCTCATAGGCGGGGGAAGCGCTCTTATTGTAAAGAGTGAAGAGTAAAAAACGAATAAACTTAAAAGATAAAAGAAATGGCTACAAATTGTTTTGATAATGCTCCTTTTGAGAGCTTGGACAGCTGTCCAAACGACGAGGTGAGCGGGGGTATCAGTACGCGTGTGCTGTATGCCCCTACAGCCTTCCTCGACAAGTGTGTCCTCCCTCCTAATACGGGGGAGCTGGGCAAGGCTAACACCATAGAGGATGGGAGCCTAACCCTTGTCACTGGGAAGACATGGAAGGGGATAGACCTACAGATCAACGAGAACGAACTAAAGATGAGCCTTGTGGGCAACGCGGGGAACAAGAAGGCAAAGACAGACCTTGAGGCTAAGATTCCGCGCTTTTCGGACAAAGTGCTCGACTTTATCGGGCGTTACAAAAACGTGCCTATGACCTTTATTGTGCCTGATGCTGTAGGTACTTTGTGGGTAGTGGGGACAAAGATTAACCCTGCCTTTATGGATTCTGCTGATGCTACTACAGGCAAGAAAGCCGAAGACGATTCAGGGGTAACACTGAAGATCACCACCAACTCCAAGTTGTACAAGTATGCAGGAAGCATTGCTGAGGCATAATGATTAATGATTAACGATTAATGCTCAATGATTAATGGCAAAGGATCAAGAAAATAAGAACATGGCGACTACTTCCCCCTTAGAACAGGGGGAGGTAAAGCGCCTAAAGCCTAATCTGGAAGAGTGCTTCGAGGTGCTGCTCCCTGGAGGGCGTGTATACTACACTGGGGAGAAGGAGGTACAAGCAGGGTTACAGATCATAGACCTCTCACGGGTGCCGTACAATGCCTTGGTACTATACATCACGGGGTTTAAGTACTTGGCGCTGAAAGAGGGGGCTGTGGCACTCTTCTCGGAGCTGGGCGCAGCAACCCTTGAGAAGCTCATCGCCCAGAAGCGGGAGCACTACCCCAAGGATGTGCCGTACTTGGAGCGGGCGCTGCAAAGAAAACGACAAGTGACAAGTGAAGAGTGAAGAGTGAAGAGT